CCAATAATTACACCTTAATTGACAATAACGTACAAAAAACAGGAGAAGCAGTTACTTTAAAATATGAAAGCGTTGACTGGATAAGTCAAAATTTTGCAACTAAAGTGGAAAATGTCAATCCTTTCCATGTCATCCTTTATACAGGAAATATCAAATTAAGTCCCGAAAGAGATAGTTGGGTTAGACCAATCAGACTTGCCGATCAAATTATTAGTCGAACTAATACATTTTTTGGAGGTTCATGGGGAGTTAGTACATTCCAGTGGGGATTTGATCGAGTAGTTGCTTCTGGAAGTGAAACTTACATGAGATCCAGAAATACAGGATTCTCTGTTGTTAATCTAAAACCATTAACAAGGTATTATCAATTTTTGGATGGAAATAGTGGAGTTGATTACATTCCCAAATTAATCGAAATCGCAACAGATTCTACTTTAGAAAACTATGGTGCATCTGGAGCATTTACTGTAGGAGAAACTGTAGTTGGTTCTTTTGATGGACAAAGATTAATAACTTTTAGAGTTGCACAATCGAATCATAAAGAAGGACCATTTAACAATCCATCTATAAAATATACTACAAATCCATATTCAACAAATGAAAATATTCCTGAAGCGTATAGTGCATCATCAAAAACTTTAAATGTTGATATTGCCGGTCTATCTGCTCAAGCACAAGGTTTATATAATGGATATCTTGTACAGGGTATGCAATTAGTTGGACAAACTAGTGGAACCGTAGCTTATGTAAAGAATCTAAGATTAATTAGTGATATAAATGGATTCTTATCCGGTTCATTCTATTTGAAAAATCCTCTTACAAGTCCACCACCATCAGTTAGAATTGAAACCGGATCCAAAGTTTATAAATTAACATCTAGTCCCACAAATGAAACTCCTCTTCCAGGAAGTAAATTAATTTCTTCTGGAGAATCCTTGTATACTTCTACAGGAATTTGGCAAGCATGGCAAAGACTTACAATAAGAACTACGAATATAAGCATTCGTGTTGATTACAGCGATCCTTTGGCACAATCATTTACCGTTGGTGGGAGTATCGAAGATGTTCAAGCACCAAATATTGCAATCAGAAGTGATGATGCATATGGAGCCTATTTAACAGCAGTTGATGTATTCTTTGGAAATAAAGATTCAGGAAATGCTACAGTCAGTCTTGAAATAAGAAAGGTTGAACTTGGGACACCAACAAACAATAGAATTGGAAATAGGGTAACTTTAAATCCTGATCAAGTATTTACATCTAGAGATGCTTCTATCCCAACAACCTTTACTTTTGATTATCCAATTCCTCTCGAACCAAATTCAGAATATGCATTAGTTCTTCTTGCACCGCAATCAGACCAATATGAAGTTTGGATTGCTGAAATGGGAGAAAAAACTATTGAAACCAGAGATCTTCCCGATTCTCAGGCAATTAAATATGGAAGACAGTTTGCTATCGGAAGTCTTTTCAAGTCCCAAAATGGATCTATATGGACTGCAAATCAATATCAAGATATGAAGTTTAAACTTCATAAAGCAAACTTCACTTCATCAAGCGGCAGCGTATTATTCCACAATCCATCTTTAGATGTAAGTAATGGATATATTCAATCTCTCAATTCAAATCCACTGACTATTGTTCCAAGAGAGGTTAAACTTGGCATTACTACTTTAACAGATGATTCTCTTATTGGTATTCTCACAGAAGGAAGAAAAATTTCAACACAATTGAGACCATATACTTATGGAACTATTGTTGGAACAGGTGCTTCCGTAGTTACTGTTGGAATTACTACAGGTGGATTTAATTATGTAACTGATAGCGACAATGAGTGCTCTACTTTTGCAATTACTGGAAACGGAAGCGGTCTTACCTTAGATGTTGAAGCAAATGCAGGAATTATTAACAGCGTAACTCCAGTAAATTATGGGAGCGGATATAATGTTGGCGATGTTGTTGGCATTGTAACTTCTGATATGTCTTCCGGTACTGGTAGAGATGCTCAAATAACAATTACTGGAATTGGAACAGGAGCAAATACTTTATTCGTATCAAATGTTCAGGGAGACTCTTTTGCTGGAGCGGCTGCAACTTTAACATACTATGATAATAGCGGAGTAGTACAAGTTGCCACAGCAACAACTGTAAATACATCAACACCTACCGGTGGAATTTATTCTGGAAATTATTTCAAAGTTGACCATTATCATCATGGAATGTATTCAGATTTAAATAAAGTAGTTATTTCGAATGTCATTAGTGACATTAAACCAACAACATTGGCAAACCGATTAACAACTAGCGAAACTTCTATACTCGTTGCTTCTGCAAGTGATTTTGAAACTTTTGAAGGTTTGGTAGTTGATGGCAACAATCCAGGATATTTGAAAATTAAAGATGAAATTATTAAGTATACATCAGTTGTTGATAATACAATTTCAGGTTTGACAAGAGGTATAGATTCAACTATTCAACTAGATTATGATTTGGGCACTAAAGTATATAAGTATGAGATTGGTGGGGTTTCGTTGAGAAGAATTAATACTGAGCATTCTATTAGTTCTAATAGCAATGATATTGATAGTTATTATGTCGTATTTGATAGATCTAACTTCGATTCAAATACAATTAATAGAAATTCGGATCAAGATAGTGCTCCTCAATCCTCTGGATCACCATTACTTTCTTTCAATAAATCATTGGTTTGTGGAGAAAGTAATGTAACCGCAACAGAAAATATACAATTCAATGCAATTAATCCCCATATCGACTTAATTAATCCAAATTCGCAAACTTCAGTAACTGCTCAAATTAGAACAGTAAGTGGAACTAGTGTTGGAGGAAATGAGACCTCATTTGTTGATCAAGGATATGAATCTGTTGAAATTGGATCAGAAAATAGATTATCTTCAACCAGAATAGTCTGTTCGGATGTAAATGAAACTACATATTTAAGTAATTTATTGAGAAATAAATCATTCACATTAAAAGTTGACTTACAATCAAATAATCCAAATTTATCTCCAATTGTTTTCTGGGATAATTCTTCTATAGAATTTATCAGTAATCGTCTAAACAAACCAATTTCAAGTTATCCAAGTGATAATAGAGTGAATTCAATTTCCAATGATCCACACTCTGCAGTATATGTCTCAAATACTGTTAGACTTGCAAATCCAGCAACATCTCTTAGAGTATATTTAAGTGCTTATCGTCATTCATCTGCTGATTTTAGAGTTCTTTATAGTTTAATTAAACCAGATTCTAGTGAAGTTTCACAATCATTTGAATTGTTCCCAGGATATGACAATCTAACTTTAGATAATGATACGGATGGATTCTTAGATGTTGTCGATCCATCAAAAAATAGCGGATTGCAAGATCGTCGTATTCCTGCTAGTTTGGAAGATGAATTTAGAGAATATGAGTATAGCATAAATGACCTTGACAGTTTTGTTGGATATACAATTAAAATTGTAATGTCCGGAACAGATCAGGCACATGCACCAAGATTTAAGGACCTCAGGAGCATAGCATTAGCATGATACCAGTAAAAGGGCATCCAAATTTATATCGGGATGAAAAATCCGGAGCCATTATAAATTGTGACAGTCAATCCTACAATCAATACATTATTTCATCAAATAATAGAGAAACACAAAAAAGAGAAATTGAAAAAATGAAAAGTGATATTGAAGAAATTAAAACATTACTAAAGGAGTTGGTAAATGAATCCAAATGATATTGAATTGGAAACTATGGCAAAAATGTTTGCATATGAAAAAGAATCTAGAATGATTGATGAAATTGAAAATATTGAAGATTTAAAAAATATTGCAAAGTCCTATATCAAACTTTATTTGAAGCAGCAAGAGGTTTTAAAATCTTTACCAACTATTGGAAATATAAATACCTAAAGATATATTCTTTTTTAAATAATGGCAGTATATGTATCCAATATAGTAATTGAGCAAGGTTTCGATTTTGATACTTCTTTCCAATTAGAGGATACTAGAACAAATTCTTTTCTGGATCTTAATAATTATACTACCGAAGGTCAATTGAGAAAGCATCCTGGCAGCTCTACCGCAGTTTCATTTGCCACGACTGTTACTAATCCAGATACTGGTATTATTTCAATATCACTGACTGCTGCCCAAACTATTTTGATAAAACCTGGAAGATATAATTATGATATAAAAGTGGCGGCAGATGGAAAAGAATACAAAGCTATAGAAGGTTCCGCACTCGTTAGAGCAGGAGTAACAAGGTAAAATGCCTAATATAAACGATAGAATTGGATCTCAAAATGTAATTCGTGTTTTATCTAATGCTTCAGCGCCACCAACAAGATTAATTAATCTTACTGATGTAGATTCTACTATAAGAGATGATGGTGTCATTCTAGTTTGGGATCTTGGCACTGAAAAATTTATAACCACTAGTGTTATTGATAGCGCTATTTTTGGCGCAAGTAGTCTTGTTTCTTTTACTAATACTACGGATTCTTCACTTATAACAAATGGTGCTCTTGTTATAAGTGGTGGTGTTGGTATTGGCAAAAATTTAAACATAGGTGGAGGTGTTTCGATAACTGGATTATCAACGTTTGCATCTAATTTGGATATTAATGCATCGGTTGATATTCTTTCCAATCTAGACGTTGGTGGAAATATAGTAATAACAGGATTATCGACATTTGCATCTAATCTGGATATTAATGCTGCGGTCGATATTCTTACTACATTAGATGTAACAGGAAAAATAACTGGAAGTGGTCTTTTTGAATCTAAAGGAACAACCACACTAGCATCAAATGGTGGCATAACAACTACTGGTGGTGATTTATATGTTGATAATGATCTTTATGTTGGTAGAAATGTAAATGTTGTTGGAGTTTCCACATTTATTGGAAATGTAACATTTAAGGGAGGAACCATTGGTATTGGAGACTCCACTAGTGATGATATTGATATTGGTGGCGAATTTATATCCAATTTGGTTCCAAATGATGATAACACCTATGATATTGGTATCTCTACTCAAAGGTGGAGAACTGGACGTTTTTCTGGACTAGTAACAACTACAGATCTATATGTTTCTGGCATCAGTACCTTAGGAGTTACTACACTTACTGATGTAACTGCACAACAACTCAATGTTTCTGGCATCAGTACTTTAGGAATTACTACTGCTACTGATTTAACAGTACAACAACTCAATGTAAGTGGTATCAGTACTTTAGGAGTTACTACACTTACTGATGTAACTGCACAACAACTTTATATATCAGGTCTTTCAACATTTAAAAATAATGTAAGTATCACAGGATTTGTAACAGTAACTGAAGGTTTATATTATGATAGTGATAATTATACAGGTCCAAATGGCATTGCATATTTTGATGATACAGGAAAACTTATAGGAGCAGCAGCAACTACAACAGGAATAACAACGAGTAATTTTATTCTTACAACAGATGCTGTAGGAATACCTACATGGACATCAGTAATTGACGGAGGATGGTATTGATGGCTCAACCAAGCACTAGACAAGGATTAATCGATTATTGTTTAAGGAGATTAGGAGCTCCTGTGTTAGAAATAAATGTTGATGATGATCAAATTGATGATTTAGTAGATGACGCCCTTCAACTTTTTCATGAGAGGCATTTTGATGGTGTAGAAAGAATGTATTTGAAATACAAAATATCTCAAGATGACCTAGATAGGGGAAAAGCATCAGGGACAACTGGAGTTGGAATAGCAACAACCATAGGAACATCAACAAGTATTCCGGGTTATGGATCCACATCATTCAATTTTTATGAAACTTCTAATTTTATTCAAATACCAGATTCTGTAATTGGTATAGAAAAAGTATTTAAATTTGATACTAGCAGCATTTCTGGAGGAATGTTTAGCATCAAATATCAATTATTTTTAAATGATTTATATTATTTTAATTCAGTTGAACTTTTGCAGTATGCAATGACTAAATCGTATTTGGAAGACATAGATTATTTACTGACAACAGATAAGCAATTAAGATTTAACAAAAGACAGAATAGATTGTATTTGGACATTGATTGGGGATCTCAATCTTTAGACAATTTTTTAGTTATTGATTGCTATAGAATTTTAAATCCCAATGATTTCACAAGAGTTTATAATGATAGTTTTGTTAAAAGATATCTTACTGCATTGATAAAGCGCCAGTGGGGACAAAATTTAATTAAATTCCGTGGTGTAAAACTTCCTGGAGGAATCGAACTTAATGGAAGAGAATTATATGATGATGCAGAAAAAGAAATCGCCTCCATTTTACAGAGAATGTCGATGGATTATGAACTTCCACCTTATGACTTTATCGGATAATCATGGCACTAAATCCATTTTTCTTACAAGGTTCTCAAAGTGAGCAATACCTTATACAAGATCTTATAAATGAACAATTAAGAATGTATGGCATAGAAGTATACTATTTGCCAAGAAAAATATTTACAACTGACAATATTATCAGAGAAATACAATCATCAAAATTTGATGATACTTTTTTGATAGAAGCATATCTGAACAATTATGAAGGATATGCTCCAGGAAGTGATATAATGACTAAATTTGGATTATCTCTAAAAAATGAGATTAGTATTACAATCTCAAGAGAACGTTATGAAGAATTTATTGCACCTTTCTTAGAAGGTATATCTTCCGGAGTCCGTGAAGGTAGAATTACTGGATTTGATTTTGCTGACTTGATTACAAGACCAAAAGAAGGAGATTTAATATATTTTCCATTAGGTGAAAGATTATTTGAAATTAAAAGAGTAGAATCGGAAAAACCATTTTATCAACTTGGTAAGAATTATGTCTATGAATTAAATTGTGAATTATATGAATATGAAAATGAACTTATCGATACTGCAATAGATGAAATTGACAACACTGTGGAGGATGAAGGTTATATTACGACTTTGGTCTTAGTAAATGGAGGAACAAATGCAACTGCAACTGCTGGTATTGGAAGTGGTTATATTAGGGAAATATTCTTAAATAATGATGGTTATGGATATACCTCGGCACCGACTGTTACATTATCACCTCCTCCTTCAGGAACTAGAGCTACGGCAGTTGCTACTGTTACTTCAGTTGCCGGTCTCAAATCTATAGATAGAATTTTATTAACTCATGCTGGATCTGGTTATGTAGAACCGCCAACAATAACCATAACAGGGGGAGGTGGAACTGGTGCAGCTGCAACTTGTTCGGTTGAACCAATAAGAAAAGGCGTTGTTTCTTTCAATATTACAAATGCTGGAGATGGATATTATACAAAACCAAACATAATAATTTCCGAGCCAACAGGATCTGGAATTACGGCAACTGCTACCGCAGAATCCATAATTTCTTCTGGTTCCATTTCTCAAATAGTCATTACAAATCCTGGTATTGGTTATACTGAAAATCCAACAGTCACGGTTGCAGGATTATCTACAACAGGAATTGGTACATTTATCTATAATGAAGTAGTAACTGGAGAAACTTCTGGTACAACAGCTAGAGTTAGAGATTATAGAACAACAGTTCCAGTTTTACCTGGAGAAGTTGCCATTACCAATTTACGAGTTGCAATAAATAGTGGTAAGTTTTCTGCTGGAGAGGTTGTTGCAGGTTCAATTTCTTCTGCAAGATATATCGTCGAGTCTTATTCAACAGACAGTTATGATGATCCATATGATGCAAATAAAGAAATAGAAGATGAAGCGGATTCTATTTTAGATTTTACAGAATCTAATCCATTCGGAGATTATTAATGTTAGGGACTTATTTTTATCACGAAATTATTAGAAAGACCATAGTTGGATTTGGTACTCTTTTTAATAACATTTACATTCGTCATGAGAAAAAAGATGGATCAACTCTTGATGAAACAAAAGTTGCTTTGTCTTATGGTCCAATGCAGAAGTTCCTTGCCAAAATAGAAGAGCAGGCACAATTAACAAAATCAATTGCTACTACTCTTCCTAGAATGTCATTTGAAATGACATCTATTCAATATGACCCTACAAGAAAGTCGAGTGTAACTCAAACATTTAAAGCTTCTGATGGAAGTAACTTGAAAAAAGTTTACATGCCAGTACCATATAATATTGGATTCGAATTGAGTATTTTTACAAAATTGAATGATGATGCTCTACAAATAGTTGAGCAGATACTTCCGTTTTTTCAACCATCATTTAATTTAACGGTTGATTTAGTTAGTTCTATAGGAGAGAAAAAAGATATTCCGATAATACTTGATAATATATCATTCCAAGATAATTATGAAGGAAATTTTTCTACAAGAAGAGCACTTATTTACACCTTAAACTTTACTGCGAAAACATATCTATTTGGACCAATTGCAGAGAGTACGGATGGTCTCATTCGTAAGGTTCAGGTTGATTATTATACTGGAACGGATACAAATACGGCAAAAAGAGAGATGAGATATACTGCCGTTCCTGATCCAATTGATGCGGAACCAGCAGATGATTTTGGATTTAGTGAAACAATAGAGATGTTGTTTGATTCTAAGGAATATAGTCCAACTCAACAAAAAGATATATGAGGTTCTGATATATGAATAGCAGTTATGATGGTCTTGATAAGGCATTGAATACTCAAAGTAGTATTATAGAAACTACCGCGAAAGAAATAGAGATTGCTAAGACTAATAGTAATGATGTGCAAAAAGATTATGAATACACTAGAGCCAACCTCTATTCGCTCATAGAGAAGGGTCAAGAGGCAATTAATGGCATTATGGAACTCGCAGGGGAAGGAGCAAGCCCAAGGGCATATGAGGTTGCTGGACAGTTAATTAAGAGTGTTGCTGATACTACTGATAAACTCATAGATCTTCAAAAGAAACTTAAAGATGTTGAAGAGGATACTGTCAAGACTACCAATAATGTAACTAATAATGCAGTGTTTGTTGGATCAACTTCTGAACTTCAAAAAATGCTTAAGCAGGGATTCCTAAATAATAAAGAGTAATTTTTCTAATGGGTTGGTCAGAAAAATATAAAAAATCAATTGATTGCAACAACCCAAAAGGTTTCAGTCAACGTGCTCACTGCCAGGGTCGCAAAAAGAAAATGAGTGAAGAAAAGAAAGATCACGAATACTCCATGGCACGGTCAGAATTAAAGACCGTGACCAATGCCGTAAAGCGTCTTCAAAAGAAGATGGGAAAGAAAGGTGAGGGGGATTTGCAAGCATGGGTTCAATCCAAAATTACCAAAGCAGCAGATTATATTGATACTGCAGCAGATTATGTGACTAATGAAGAAACAAAATCCGGAGATCAAGGTCTTCACGATTGGTTTGGTAAATCCAAGTCTTCAGATGGCAAAAAAGGATGGGTTCAACTTGGTGGCAAATGGGCAGGTAAACCTTGTGCTCGTCAACCAGGTCAAACTTCAACGCCAAAGTGTGGAAGTTCTAAAATGGCAGCAAATTTGAGTGCCGAAGAAGAGGAATCTGCAAGAAGAAGAAAAAATCGTCAAGATCCAAATCAACCAGAAAAATCTGGTGCTGCCAAACCAACTAACGTAAAAACTGAAGAAATGAACATCCAAGAAGTAAAAGATAAACCAGGTAAAGGTAGCGGCAAGAAAGATGCCTGCTATAACAAGGTCAAGTCTCGTTATTCTGTCTGGCCAAGTGCGTATGCCTCAGGTGCTCTGGTTAAGTGCCGTAAAGTTGGTGCTGCTAACTGGGGAAATAAGACAGAATCAGTGGAATTTTCTAATTGGAGAGATGATTTTAAGGCAACTGAATATGAGTTCATTGATCTTATCAAACCAGAAGAAATTGGTGAAGGTCGCACTGTCAGTGGAGTTAGAGATAGTGAAGCAATAACAAGAAACAAAAGAAGAAGAGAAGAAACTCAAAAAAAACCAAGATTAAGACGTGGAGAAATGCGTTGGAAAAATGCTCAAGGTGAATGGGTTTCTAACAAAGATCCAAAAATCACAAGTGTTTTTGAAAATTCATCAGAAATTGAGATACCTTCAGGAGATATAAAAAAACTTGTCAAAAAAGCAGTTAAAAGAATTGATTATGATGTCGATGGCGATGTAGATGCGCAGGATAAAGTTGAGAAGAAGACGGGAGAATATGGTGAACAACTTCCAACTCCATATGGAAAGTTTAGGACTGGAGACTCTAAAAAAGTAAAGGTCAAGAAAGAGCAGTTTTCTGATTGGAGATCTCAAATTGCAGAGTCTCATTGCAATTGCAAGTGTGGGAAAGATCCTTGTATGACCTGTGGTAAATCTTGCCATAAACAAGTCAAAGAAGATTGGCAGAAAGTAAATAAGTCTGATAAAACTGATGGTATGAGTCCTGCTGCAGTCAAAGCATATCGTCGTGAGAATCCAGGTTCTAAACTCAAGACTGCCGTAACTGGTGATCCAAAGCCAGGTAGTAAGGATGCGAAGCGTAGAAAGTCTTTCTGTGCTCGCTCTAAGGGGCAGCAAGACATGCATAACATTGATTGCTCTAAAACCCCCGATAAACCTGTTTGTAAAGCCCGTCGTCGCTGGAAGTGCTGATCAATGAAAAGTTTTCAACAATTTCTCTCAGAAAGCATCACCATTAATGGTGATTTCAATGGAACTCTCAATGTAGGAGGTTCTCAACCAGAACAGGCACAAGAGTCGTTCTTTGCCGATGTTGTCTGGGAAGGTAAGTTATATCGTCTTGAAGTAGAAGGTAAAATGCTTTCCAAGAATGAATTGGCAGAGCAGATTCAAGGAGAATATCCTGGAGCAATGGTTCATCAAATTTATCCAGGAAATTCTCCTTCAAAAATTAAAAACGCACAAAGATATCAACCAGAAAGATTAACTTGGAGTGACTAATGGCTCAGTGGAATAAGAACACACAGGACTTTCTAAACCAAGAAAGAACACTACATGAAGTTTACATGCGGTGTGACGAATATGGTCAAATCATTACTCCAAGTGCTTGTGGCGAATCTGCATTTGGTGAGAATATTGCAGTTCCCATCACACCAAAGATTCAGGGTGATGCTGTCTATGGATTAGATCCAAGAGAGTTTGAGACATTTACATTTAGCAATAGTGGTATTGCAACAAATGGAGATTTTAAATTTAAAGTTAGTGCAGGAACAGATGCTAATTCTTATGGTGTTATTAGAACCACAAACTTTTTGAGATATCGTCCTGGGCAGGGTGCAGTTGCAAGATTTACTGCCGCATTTTCTTCTAACCCAGTAGGATTTACTCAAAGAGTAGGTTTATTCAATCAAGAAAATGCCCTTCAAATCGGTTATGCACATACCAATGGACAGTTTGGCGTCCTTCGTGCCAGTGGAGGTAAAGCAAATATACAAGAGTTTGCCTTCACTACACTGGCAGATGGGGATGTAACAGTTACTCTCAACGGCACTAGTTTTACTGCGGTAACTTTAGGTGGTGGAAGTATTGCCGCAAACATTGCATTACTTGCAGAAGGATTGCAAGATCAGGCACTTTTTAATGCTTTATATCTCCTAGAATATGATCAGGCAAAGATTTCATTCTTAGCAACATCTCTTGGTGCTCAATCTGGTACATTTAATGCAACCAGTACTGCAGGTATAACATTTACCAATACAAAAAAACAAACTGGAGTAACACAGACAGAAAACTGGACATTCCAAGATGATTTTAACTTAGACAAACTGGATGGAACTGGATACTCTGGTGTTACTATTGATCCATCAAAACTAAATGTGTATCAAATCAACTTCCGTTGGTTGGGTGCTGGTGAGATCCGTTATGCTATTGAGAACCCCACTAATGGGGATATGATGTTCTTCCACCATGAACATTACACAAATAGAAATGAATCTCCTCATTTAGATAATCCATCTATGAAGATTGGATATGTTGCAGCAAACTTGGGAGCTCCTGCAAGTGGTGTTGTAACTTGCACTGGATCTTCATTCCTTGGTGCTATTGAAGGTTTGGTAACAAATACCAGACTTCCTTATTCTGTGACTGCAACCAGAAACAGTGGTATGAATACACCTGGAACTTTATATCATTTACTTACTCTCAAAAATAAAATTATCTATCAAGGAAAAATTAATACCAGAGATTTGATTCCACAAAGATTGACTGCTTCTGTGAATACAACTCAGGATCCAGCAATCATTTACTTGTATTTTAATGCAAAATTTACAAATTATTTGAGACTTACAACACAAACAAACTTCAATGCATCTTTGTATGCTACTCAAGATAGTGCTGGGCAGTTTTCATTAGCACCACAATCAACACCAGCAATTGCAGCATTTCATGTTTCTAATGGTGACACTATTAATGTTGATTTAACTGCTATTGGTATTGATGTTCCACCAGGAGACTGTATATCAGCAGTTATTGCATCTTCAAGTAATATCACCAATGCCAGTGTGTCGTTCATTTATGTAGAAGACTAAAAAAGGAGTTTCGTTATGAGTGAAGTTTATTTAGGTAACCCAAACCTTAAGAAAGCAAATACTGCGATTGAATTTACAGAAGAGAATGTTATTGAGTTCCTCAAATGTAAACAAGACCCGGTATATTTTGCAAGGAAGTATATAAAAATTGTTTCTCTTGATGAAGGACTTGTTCCTTTTGATATGTACCCATTTCAGGAAAAACTAATTCAAAATTTCCATGATAATAGGTTTAATATCTGTAAGATGCCACGTCAGACTGGTAAGTCTACTACTTGTGTATCATATCTTTTACACTATGCTGTTTTTAACGATAATGTTAACATCGCCATCCTAGCAAACAAGGCATCAACTGCCCGTGATCTTCTTGGAAGATTACAACTTGCTTATGAGAACTTGCCGAAGTGGATGCAGCAGGGTATTATATCATGGAACAAAGGTAGTCTGGAATTAGAAAATGGGTCCAAAATTTCGTCTAACTCTACTTCTTCATCTGCTGTCCGAGGCGGATCCTATAATGTCATCTTTCTTGACGAGTTCGCTTTCATCCCGAATCACATTGCTGATGACTTCTTTGCCTCTGTTTATCCTACTATTTCTTCTGGACAGAGCACAAAGGTAATTATCGTTTCTACTCCTCGCGGTATGAACCACTTCTACCGCATGTGGCATGATGCGGAAAGAGGTAAGAATGAATACGTAC